AGTTTCCACTTTAACGTGAACTCGGTAGTTGTGGCCGTGTATGTTTGCGCACTTGCTTTCGTGGTTTGTGACAGTATGCCCCATGCAAAAGTCGTGATAACGAATTACACTAAACCTACTCATTTCGACCCTCCATAAAAGAGTCCCAACCTCCTTTTCTCAAGATACACGCCGGACACTTGCCACAACCGTATCCCCAAGGATTCACCTTCTCTACATTTTCGTAACAGGTTCTACTTAAACGCATAACTATATTAAGGAAACCCATGTCGTAGGCTAACTTAAATGTTGCTGCTTTGTCGAGGTGCATTAAGGGTGTCTCTATCTCAATGTCTGTTTCTGATGCCAAGTTTAAGGTTTCTTCAATAGAGTCAATAAACACTCTTCGGCAGTCTGGGTAACCAGAGTAGTCTGTTTCACACACACCAAGAACAATAGTATCCGCACCAATAAGTTGTGCGTACGCATGCGCCATTGTTATGAATAATGCGTTTCTGTTTGGAACAAAAGACGAAGGTAGGTTTTTGTTTTGAGGATGTGTTGAACTTGTGCTTTCTGTACTCACCTTAAAGAGTGCACTTTCTGTTAATTGTGCGTAAGAATCTATTTCCACTATTTTTAACTGGACTTTAAAAAAGGTGCAAACATCCATTGCTGCTTCTGTTTCTGAATAATGTTTTTGATTGTACTTAAAATGGATTGCAGAAACATTTTCTGCACCGCATTCTTTTACAGTCTTTCCCAAACAAGTTACAGAATCTTGTCCCCCAGAGAGGACGACTAATTTTTTCATTAAAGTACTCCTAAGTGTTTGTGTAATTGGATTTGTGCTGTGTAACCGTACTTAAGCGCAGAGTTTACGACTTCTGCCTTATTGAGTATGTTTTTATGTTCGTCTTGTTCATCCAGAGGTGTAACGAAAACAGGTTTCCCGTTCTCAGGACGTGCTGTTTTTCCTTGCGCAGGATGACCTACACAGGTTATAGGCAAACCGTCTTCGTCAGACACTTGGTTAAACTGCAGAACATACTTATAAGCATCTATGTACGGTTTTAGTTTTTTCTTAACAGCCCCCGTTTTCGGGCTACATACAATGTGGACATTTTCGTTCTCATAAGGGAACCCGTCTAAATAAAGCGTTCCGTTTGTTTCAATCTGGACAGTGAAGCCATAATTGACTAACTTTATAGTTAATTCGCTTATGTCTTGACGGAACGGTTCCCCACCTGTAATCACTACTAAACCACGCTCACCGTTGCATAAGGAGTCTACAGAAAGGATTATGTCGTTTACTGCAATTTTATCCTGATTATCAGTTAACGTGTAGTTTGTGTCGCAGAAAGGGCATTGCAAATTACACCCTGCTAAACGAATAAAAACGGCACGTCTTCCAGAGAACATCCCCTCCCCTTGAATTGTGTAAAAAGTTTCTTTTACGTGTAAAAAAGACTTGTCAGTCCTGTCTTTTTTTGAAATAGGTTGTTTATTCTCAATCATTTTAACTCCTAAAAAAAGAAGGGGGAGAACCCCCTTCACTTATTTTTCTTTAGTGGTTTCTTTCTTGGTAGTTTCTTTCTTGATACCATGAAACCTGCGCCATCGACCGTACTGTGTTGTGGCGGTAGACGGGTTAATCCTTTCGTTCTCGCATGCGGCAAGAACATCCGCCCTTTCGGCTGGGGCACCTGTCTCTTTAGAGTAATAATCAGCAATTTCCCAAACCCTTGCTGTTACTCCTTTTTGTGGCATTGTTACCCCGTTTTGATTCGGCGCTTTTTCTTTTTTCGGTGCTTCTTTTTTAGCCGTTTCTTTTTTCTTTGAAGACGTTTTTTTCTTTGTAGTCTTCTTGGCAGTTGAATTCTTTTTGTTTTCTTCTTCTTGCTCTTTCTTCTTGCTCATTACATACTCCTAACTGGCTAAATGTTATTATATTTTTTCCATTTAGCGTACTGTGTTGCCGCCGTAGACGAGTTGATTTCTTCTTTTGCACAACCCTTTATTACGACAGCCCTAAATTGTTTGCTACCAACAGCAAACCCCAACTGAACCTCGTTTTTTTCAACATAGGCTCTGTATTCTTCGCATATCTCCCAAACTCTTCCAGTAACAGAACCTTCCTTTGGTTTCTTTATTTCTGCAGAACTCTTATTAATTCTTCCAGTAACGCTTCCTTGAACTCTCATTTTATTCTTAAGTTTACGGGGCTTTTCAGTTTCTGAGTTATACCCTTTTTCCCCATGAGGAACATCCTTTATGTCCCGTCCAAGTTTCTTTCTAAGAGTGCTTAATTTGACTTCATAAAGTTCTTTTTCATTTATGTATTCGTGAAGTAAGGTTAGTTTTTGATTGTAGACTAAATTTTCCCTTAATTTAATGTTGTGATTTTCGCAAAGACACTCAAGTTGTTCTATGTTGAACATAGCGAGGGAACGTTTTTTCTCGTCAATAATAACGTATTCAGGAAGTTTGTAAATCTCAGCTAAAAATTCTGCCTTTTCTATTTTATCGACTTTAACGCAGACAATCCACTTTGCCGTATCAATAAGAATTGAGTTCATGCTACTAACCTTTGTTTAATGATTAAATTTTACCCTATCCGTTTAGAGTAAGTCCAGTTATATTTAGAATACATAACCTGTTATTTCTGGGTACTTTGGAAAAGTGTCCACAACAATGCTTTTCGGTTCTTTTAAGTCTTGTGTTAACTCTAAGGCCTCGTCAATACTATCCGGAACAGGGAAGTTGCACCTTTCCTCCCACCAGATTTTCGCCTTATGTCTTGCATAACCATCGTGCTCTAAACAAACGTACTCACTGAACATTCTCAAACCGCAGACATAAGTTACTTTTAAAGAATCGCAAGTCGTTGCTTTTGTGTGTCTTGAGTAAATTATGCTTTTAACTTTCAGTTCTTTTACGCTATCTTGTCTTCTTTTGATAAGTTCGGCGTTACTTGCCTTAACTGTTATTTTGTTTTGTTTAGGAAAGACAAAACCACAGTTAACGCATTCTCTTACGGATGCGTGATTGTAGTGGTTACATTTTGGGCAGACCTTTACAGGTGCACCACCATTGCCTTTCTTTTTACCTTTTTTAGCTGGTATTACAGGGTCATTTATTGCCCCTAAACGTTCAGTATTGCCCGAAAAATCAAGTACAAGGCAATAATCCTTGTCAGGGTAAACCCTTGTCCCCCTGCCTAACATTTGAACCCATAATGCGGTTGATTTCGTTGGACGTAACATAACAATCATGTCCAAGTCTGGAATGTCATGCCCCGTTGTCAAGATGCCGTTGTTTACAATAACAGGAACCGCATTGTCTTTGAATAACTGTATCCTCTTATCCCTTTCTTTTTCTTTTATTTTAGAATGAACACAAACAGCGGGTAGTCCATATTCTTTAAAGATTCTGGTTATAGACTCGGCATGCTCAATACCACTTGCAAAAACAAGAATTTTTCTTCTCATAGTTTCCTTAAAAGAGACAATACTTTCTCTTACCGCATTTTTTGTCAATTCATCTTTGTTTATTTCTTCTTGAAGTGACTTTAAGACATAGTCGTCTGACTGGGAACGAACATTACTAAGGTCTAACTGCAAAGCTGTTTTCTTTGGGTAAAGCGGACAAAGGAATCCCTCGTCAATGAGCCTATTGAAATCCTCTAAGTTTGTGTTGTCATAACTAAACCCGTCGAAAATACCACCATCAGTTAAAAGACCTTGCCCCATTCGGTAAGGTGTTGCTGAGAGACCTATCACTTTTATATTTTTATTCTTCTTTTTAAAATGTTCGATTATTTTTATATACTGGGAGTTTTGTTTTGTGGAAACTAAGTGACACTCGTCTATTATTATTATATCTTTTCTTCCAAACCCCTCCAAATTATTTATAACAGAACCACGTCCCCCAAAAGTTACAGGAAAACCAGCCTCTTTTTGAGAGAGTCCTGCTGAGTAAATTCCTGCTGGCGCTGTTGGCCACTGGTCAAGAAGTTTACTGTAATTTTGTGCAATTAGTTCTTTAACATGAGTAAGCATCATTACCCTTGTTTTAGGGTACTTTAAGCATGCTTTTTTCACGAACTCTGCAATTATAAGACTTTTCCCAGTTCCGGTAGGACAAGCAATAACTGGGTTTCCTTTTCCTGAAAAAAGAAAATCCCAAGTAGCTTCAACGGCTTCTTTTTGGTAGTAACGAGGTGTCAGCATAAGTTTTTGTAAATAGAATAACTGGTTACGAATTTCTTACCGTTTTTAAATGTTCGTTCTACGCCATCATCTGTTTTATACTTAAACTTGTAATAACCTTTTTTAAGATTCTTTTCTACTATGTCGAAATTTAACATTCCTTCTCTGTATATGTGACTCTCACAACCAGACTCCTCTATAAAATCCGGTACATTCTCGTCGTACCTGCTACAATACCACTCTTTGTCCTCGACAGGTTTAGAATAAGCACAAGTTCTGCAATTAACTAAAGCAGGTTTCTTGTGATGGCATATATCTGTAAAATCGCAAAAATACTTACAAATAAAGTAACCCGGCCTTTCGTCAATTCTGAAAGGTGCGTTATTTGCCGTTATTATGCGGCGTGCCCTTTTTAGGTAAAACTTCGCTACTTTTTCATTAAACTCCACATACTCGGCATGATAGTCGTCATCGTTCTTGTTTACAACCCAATAAAGTGCTTTCTTAAGATTAAGCAAAAGCATGTAAACCTGCATTTGGGCATAATGTTGTTGCTGGGCAAGGGCAACACCTTTTTTTACGAGTTCTTTAAAGTTCTTATCGTTAGCGGTTTTATATTCAAGGAGTATTGCTTCCTCTCTACCCTCAACGTTAAAACCTATCCCATCCACAGAACCCCCAAAGTGCCCCATTATGGCACCAACTTTATATTGGTTCCCATCCTCGTCTTTAGAATGAACTTCTGCACCTGTTTTACTTAACAACTCGTTAAAAGTATCCTCCTCTTTATGACCTCTTGAGAAGAGCCGGAGTATCCTTGCCGAAAGTTTTCTATTTAACGCCCACCTGAAAGAGTACCAAATCGCACGACTACAATCTGCACCAATTAAGGAAGCACCTAAGTGCCTCCTTAAACTGGTCTCTTGTTGTGATGTCAAAGCAAGGTCTATTTCTTTTAATAACTTCTTTGCTTTTTTCATAATACGACTTATTGTTCCCAAGGAGGAAGGTCGTCTCCGTCTTCATCTTCGTCGGAATCTTCGTCGTATTCTTCTTCATCAACCTCGTCATCGTACTCCTCTTCTTCGTACTCATCGCCATCGACCTCTTCTTCATACTCTTCTTCATCTTCGATTGGTGGTTTAGGTTTTGGAGGTGGTTTAGGCTTAGCTTTTTTCTTGGTTGGTTTCTTTTTGGTTGTTTTTTTCTTGGTTGGTTTTTTAGTGGGTTTCTTTTTGGTCGGGACAGACCCGCCTTGTGCGTTCTCCCTTTTGTCCTCTACTTCATCTTCTGAAATATAACTCGCTACTTCATTACTTTCGTCATAACCATCGCGAGGCGGAACAACCTTAAGTTTGACACCAAAAGGAATTCCGTGAAGTTCCTCTGTATCATCTATCTCAATGACACCAGTTGCTTCACAAATACGCTTAAGGTCACTTTGACCGATTTTTTGTGCAAGTTCATTATTGTGGACAATGTTTAGCCTGTCAAAAATAACACGACCAGCAAAATCACCACCAAGAATTTCCATTTTAAGGACAAGCATTAAGTTGTTCTTGTTTCCTTTAGTTGGTTTAACCTCTGACCCTGTAATCTGTACTACATAATAATCTTCTGGCAAAACATCAAAACTCATGTCCTGCACATCTTCTGCATTAAAACTAAATTTAGCCATTTGTGTCTCCTAAAATTTTATCAAAAATATATTCCAAGTCTGGTGGTTCTACTTCGTCAAGCTTACCAGACCTGTCTTTAGCCTCATACTGAGAATCTAAAGTCGTTTGAAGGTACGTGTAACTTTCTTTGTTTTCGTCCTTCCCTTCCCGTAAGCAAAGAACAAGGTCAAAGATATACGGTATCTGTTGACTAAGTTTTTGTCCGGGCATCATAGGTGCATAAAGCATACGTTGCGTAGCTTCATCTTTCATTCTTTCTTGTTTAAAAATAAAGACGACATTGAGTCTTTCTAAGTCTCTAAAAAGGCGCATAATCTCAAGCATCCTTTCCAAGAGCTCGTAAAACGCTTGTCTTCCATCTTTAAAATGGGGCTTAACATCGTTTAAGACTTTCTCCGCAATCTCTGAGGCAGAGTCAAGACATACTGTTTTAATCCCTTTCATGTGCGGACTACTTTTTACAAATTCGTATGCTTCTTCTAAGTCTTCAAGAGTGGTTACTTCTATCACAGGAATGTTTTCTCCGTTTAAAGAAAGTAAACCTTTTTCCGCTGAAATAATTAGGGGTTTAGGTGCTGTGGCCAAGAGTCGGGTTTTACCGACTCCTGACCTCCCGTAGACGGCAAGTTTAATGCCGTTGTCTAACGCTATGTTAGACGTATTCGTAAATTTTAAGGTCATGTTACTCCTTAGGTGGGACTATGGTTAAAGTAGGGGCACCTTCCTTAATAATAAGAACACTATCTATCAATTTTTTATCCTTATCTGATAATTTCTTATAACCAGAAGCAATTAAATCAG